TGCCATGTACAGCGCAAGAGCTGCTGCAAAAAATGAGCGCGCCCATGATGCTGCTATTGATTTAACTTGCTCCATTACTTTTTGCCTTTCTTTTTGGTTTCCACAGCTGGGATTTCAACTGCTGGAAATTCGCCCTTGTAGGGCACATATTTAGGAGAGCCAAAGCCAACCACCTCTTTGCCAATTGTGCGCTCCTTAACCATGACCATGCCGCCATTGCGTTGTGAGCCACTGCCTGATGTGTTGCCTTCAATTGTGGTTATTTTGTTGCCGTTGATGCCTACAACAATGCCCACATGGCTGATGCGATCAACGCCATCACCTGGAAAATCCATGAAAGCCAAATCCCCCAGCTTTGGAGTTTGTGACCAGCGGCCTGAGTCCTGAAAGACTGTTGCGCCTTTGAGTGTGCTCACGACTGAGTGACATTTGACCTCAGCAACTTTGAGCACCCAATTGCAGAATGAACCACACCAAGGCAAACCATTGGCCTTCATAGCCTCACCATATTTGGTGATGTTGTCAGGTGTCTCTACATAGCCAATCTCACCCTTTGCAATTTCAATTGCGTGAGCTGCTGATCCGATTGGGTAGCTCATTAAGCAGGCGTTTCTTCAATGATTGGTAGTGGGAAGAAATCCCCTCCATCAATGCCATTGTTAAAATCCCAATTGCCGTCTGTATATTCAATGTATTTTTTGGGATTAGCTGCAAGGACTTCATCCTCAACGCCAACAACAATATTGATAACCTTTTTATTTTCAATGACTGCAAATTTTTTCATTTGTTCTCCTTATGCCCAATATTCCAAAGAAATCCAACCTGAACCGCCAGTGCCACCACTGCGTGTTGATGGGCCAGCACCGCCGCCGCCATTATTTGCAAATGATGTTAGGCCATTTGGGCCAGCTGCGCCGTTTGTACCACTTGAACCGCCGCCGCCAGTTGCAGATGTTGCACCTGTAAATGTGGTTGTTCCACCTGTACCGCCTGCGCCACCAGCTGAACCAGCTGTACCGCCTGCGCCGATTGCATAAGTAATTGATGCGCCCGGTGTTGTTGCCACGTTTGTTTCAATTGTTGCACCAGGTAGACCAAGATTTAGTTCGCGAGCTGTGGAGTCAGTAGAACCGCCTCCGCCGCCGCCGCCAACAAGTGTTGCATTTACATAGGTAACGCCGGTTGGTACTGTCCAAGATGTACCGGATGTCAGAGTTACCGCGTATCGTGTTTTGCTTGCTGCGCTAGGCGCAGGAATTGTTTGAATTCCCATTTATGCGATCTCCACTCCTGAAATATGAAAATTGACAGTAGTTGCTGATGCAAGGCCTGTGATTGTCTGTGCTGCGCTCAATACTTGCTTGAGATCAATGAAAGCTGTGGTGTTAGCTGCAACAGTCACATCATTAAAAAGCTGAACTCCATTGAGTGATAAATCAAAAGTTGCGCTGGATGCAGCTGTATTAGCAACCGCAATGTTTGTCACAACTGTTGTTGTGCTTGCAGGTACTGTGTAAAGAGTCGCGCTGGAAGTTGCTGCAGCTGCGCGAGCGAGATTTTTTGCTGTATTTGCCATGTTAATTTGCTCCCATCAGAGCGAGGATAAATTGATCTTCAACTGTTGTATCCGCAGAGCTGCCAAGAGTTGCGATTGCTGTCGCTCCATCTTTAACAAGATCGGTTGATTGCGGAATTGTCCAACCGAAATTTGTCGTTGTCGTTGCCATATTGCTCCTATTCTCAGGCCACTATTGTGGCATTTAACCAGTCCAAAGTTGGGTTGATTGTGTTCCATGTCTCAATAATTGGCACATCATTCCAATTCATTGCTTGCAAGCTGAAAGCTGTTGGAGACACATTAAGAGTCAAATTCAGATTGTTGTAACTTGCCCTGAATGTCCAGCCTTCAACAAATCCTTGAAATGACCCATTGACCATATTGGATGGTAAATCTTGAATGTTTACAGCAAGCCCCATGAATACATTGAGCAAAGCATCTCTGTCTGAGTCATCAATCTCCGGATTGCCTAAAGGAAAAGTGATGCTCTGAAAAGAGTCCTGCGGATTGGCTCTAATTGTCAAATAAAAATCGGCCTGATATTCGGCATCAGCTTGGTTTTCAATCGTCGTTGCAATAGCCTGAGCCTGCTGTCCATAAATCGAAATTGAGTCACCATCAATGGCTGTAGCCTCAGCATTGTTTTTATATTGGATTGTAATTTTATTGCGAATATCGCCAAGTCTGCGAACAGTACGGATTCCTGAATTTAGGGCATGATTTCCTGACAGATTAACATAACCATTTGCAGATAGATAAGAGCTTCTGTGGGTGCTGTCAGCATAGCCAATGCGCCCTTGAGCATCTTCATAAAGGTAGCCAAGGCCTGATGTTGCAATGCCGCTTACCAAGCTGTACATGTCAATGACCTCAGATGAGCGAGCTGTGAGCTCATAATTGCCTGGGCGGTCAATCTCGCCTAAACCTGAATTTTCAGCATTTGCCCAAGTTGTTGTTGGATCATAAGCCGCCCAAGTCAATGCCGCTGGCACTTCATTCCATGAGTCAAAGAGTGCCTCACTCAAAATGGCATAGATTTGGTCTCCATCCTCATCTTTGCTCAAAACGCCATTTGTTAAAGTTTTTGGCAATTTAGACAATGCGCCTAAAGCTGTAACGCGAATGACCTCATTTATCCCACCTGTGCCGGATGTTGTCACTGAAACTTCACGATCAGTTACATAACCGCCAAAGATATTCACAAATGTGCCGGTTGAGTCTTTTACTTTGATTGATACCTGATCATTGACATCAATTGAAATCGCAGCCAAATTAAGGTTGAGGATTTCCATGCTGGCATATCCTGCAACCGGCTGTGAGTAAATGTCTGTGCGGCCTGATGTAATGGTGAGATTGGACAAAGTAAGATTTGTGTAATCATCACCGCCATTGATAGTCAATGACCATTCAGGCGTAAATTGGGTCATAGGATAAGAGCCTCAGCGCCTAGCGCGCCGCGACCTGATGAGCGATTGAGCACATCAACAATGGCGCGAGCAGCTGCCTCAGGATCACCAACAACACCCATATTGACTGTCACAGGGGCAGCAGCCACCTTAGCTTCAACAGCTCTAATAATTGCATCCACATTGGCTTGCTCCATGGCATAAGCGCTTGTGGAATATCCGGGAGCGTTTTGGAATTGAGCATCTAATTTTGCAGCATCTGCAGCAGCTTTTGCAGCATCCTTGCTGACTGTCGCAACGCCGCCGCCGCCGCCGCCTGTTGAGCCACTGCTAGCAAATGAGCTGCCCCCTGAGACTGACGGAATGGTGGGCATAGTCATGTTTGTAGTTGATGGGATTGAAATTTCAGGCGCATCACCGGCATTAATCTTTGGAATATATGAAATGTCTTTGCCTGGCTTGATGTAGTTAAGGCCTGTGATTACTTTGTTAATACCGGCAACAGCAAAATTAATCATTGGAGTAATTGCATCAATCACATCAGCAATCACATTGATAACGCTTGCAGCAATTTGACCAACTAGTTTTAGTGCTCCACCCAAAACTGTGCCAATGACAGGTGCGAGATATGTTGAAATAAATGCACCAAAGGTTTTGAATGATTCAAGATTGTCACCAATGGCTGTTTTAATGCTACCAAAGGCATCTACTAACCCATTCCACACAGGCGTGAATACTGTTTGAATGGTTTTTGATACATAACTCAAATACCAGCCAAGTCCCGTTTTGCCATCAAACCCTGCGTTTAAAGCATCCAAAATTGGCTGAGCAAATTGATTTATGTACTTCATCAACTTCTCAAGAACAGGCAAAAGAGCAAAGCCAATTGATTCTTTGGCTTCGTCAAAAGCCACCTTCATGCGATCCAAACGGCCTTGGAATGTGTTTGCTTCGTTAGCCGCAAAGCCTGCAAATGATGTGCGGAGATTGTCGTAAACCAAATTGAAATTTTTGGTTTTTAAGATGCTTTGGTCAATGCCAAGCCCTAATTTGCCAAGAGCATTTGTATTGCCATCATAGGCTTTACCAAGGCTGTTAGCGATAGCTTCAAGAGGCTTGCCGGTTGCTGAGCTAATATCAAGCGCCAAATTGAGCAGCTTTTGAGCTTCCTCAGTGTCTTTTGTGGAGCGTACCAATCTTGAAAAGGCTGGGCGCAATTCATCATCAGTTACACCAACGGCCAATGAGGTTTGCGTAATGTAATCCTCAACAGCAGCAATTTGAGCGACTGTCGCGCCGGTTGTATTTTCTAAAGTCTGAGCAAGGATGCGCTGTGCCTTTTCATCCTCTAGCGCGGCCTTTACACCATCAACGCCAATTTTGATTGCATAAGCTCCTGCAGCAACAGCAGCAGCGGCAAAGGCTGCGCCGATAGCTTTGCCAGCCTTACCCATTTTGTCACCAAAGGTGTCCACATCAGCTGTGGCGGCTTTGAGGCTTTTATTGAGGCTGTCTACATCACCAAGGATGGAGAGTTTGAGTGTGCGTGATCCTGCCATCAATCAAACCTCTTTACTATTTCGGAAAAGCCATTCTCCCACTTTTTTAGGATTTCAGGCTGCACAGCGCGCAGGGTTGGATAAATCCACCAACCGCGAGAGCCGCGACCTTCACGCCCTGACCACACAGGAAATTGCTTGTACTTATTAGATCCAAACTCAGCGCCACCCCATAGGTCACGCGTTGTTGCACCGCCGGAAAACTTTTGAGATGCAAAGCCGTATGAAATCTCACCAATCTTTGAAGATTTGGAAACCCTTGAACCCTCAGCAATGCGAGAGGCAACCTTTGGGATTGCTTTTGTTTGGCGAGCTGCAGCTCTTACCTTATCGGCAACAAATTCTGCAAGGCCGCCTGAAACTGTTTTGGCCTGCTCTGTGGCTTCATCATCCATGGCCTTGAAAGCCTTGGTGATAGCGCGCAATTCAGCTTTGTCATAGCTGATTGCATCACTTGCCATTTTGCTTCTCCAAAATCTCTAACACTGTTAGGACATCCTCAGCTGATTCAAATGCTTCCTGTGGGAGTCCCGTTTTAATTGAGAGCTCCCACAGGATGCGGCTTAGGCTTCCGGCTGGGTAACTTTTGGGCTTGCATCACCGACTTCTACGCCTGCGACAGTTTCAGTCCACACATCAAATGTTTTAACAGGCTTACCTGCCGCCTCACGCTTCATGGCGTGATAAGCAAGAAACAGGAGATCGGAAATTCCGATTTTGTCCTGAGCCTGAGAGATGATGTGTCCGGTGGACTTCTCCCACTTTACCCACTCAGGTGGAGCAGCCACATAAGTTGCTGAGTCTCCTGAGTTATATTCGATTGTTATTGGTAGCTTCATTTCATTTCCTCCCGATTAGTTGTTTTTAGCTGAATGTCTCTGTAGGTGTTCCTACAACTGTAAATGATAGATCAACAGTCTGAGCATCAGGTGCAGACCCACCAACAGCAGGAAACACAGGGAGCACGTTAAATGCAAACACTGCGCCGGTTACAGCTGTAAGTGATACTGCCAAAGTTGTGTTTGGTGCTGATTCGCATGCAGTCCAAAGAGCCTCGCAAAGCGATCCGCTAGCGCCCCAGTCTGCAAGCATTGAGACATCAAAAGTCCACTGATCGTCAATGTGCTTGTATGCCTTGCCATCAAGAGTTTGATATGTCTCAATGGTTGGTGAGTTTGAAAGAACTGCTGATGTTGCCTGTGCATCATAAGCGGTGGTTGCAATCGTCAGAGTGAGATCGCGACCTGTGATGATTGTCGTTGCCACTTTTGCTCCTTAGTTTGTTTGTGTGTAGTAGGTAGAAACAGCAATGTCAGCTGTGAGCATTGTTGATGCTCCAACCTCCAATGGCGTTGGCCTTGATGTGCTACCTACTTCGTACCCTTGCGGAATGGCCGCAAGAATTCCCATGATGAGCTGCTCTAAGTTATCGAGAGCGCCCGGATTGCTGTTGTAAGCCACAATGGCTGTAATTGTAAAGTTGATTTTTACTTTGGTAAGTGAGCCAATCAATGTCGGTTCTAAGTATGGTGATCCTGGCACAATGGCAATTGCCGGTGGGATTGGTGACTCAGGCACAGATGCATAAGAGGTTGCAGCCAAAGAATTGAAAGCTGCAGCAAGCGTTGCCCTAGTGCCGGCGATTGTTGAGGCTGTCACTGAGCAAATCCCTCAGCATCCAAAAATGGATAAAGCAAGGTGCTCACGCGGTTGGTCAATGAGCGACCCATGCGGTACGGCGTAGATGCAAAGTCCACACCCTCAATCTGTCCACCGGCTGCAATGCGTGATTGGAAAACTTCTACAGATACAGCAAGGATTGCTGATTCAATTGCATCATTGCCGGCATAAATTTCAGCTGCTGAATAGCCTGAAAGTGTGGCCAAGCCTGATGGGATTGCTTCGCGCAGATTCACATCAGCATTTGTGACTGCTGCAGTAAATTGGAATTCACCGGCTGTTACAACTGTGTGGGTTGCGCTGAATGGTGATGGTAGGCCGGTGACAATGACGGATTGACCTACCGAAAAGTGATGTGGGCGCAATGTGTAGAAATACGCCACATTGCTTGTCAGTTTGTATGAGTCCACAGCTGTTGTGTTAGCAACGAGCATTGGGAGGATGACGGCCTCTGAGGTGTTGATTATTTCGTTGAGATAAGCATCATTATATAAAGATGAACTCACGCCAAGCACCGCCCTGAGCTGTGCTGCTGTAACAATGCTTGGCATGAGTCATCCTCTCGACTGCTGAGGCTAGATCGGGAGAACTAGCCTCATGATTAGTGGTGGCTTATTAAGCCTTATTTACCTTGAAAGCTCCTGCGCCAATCTTTGTTGCGCATGCACCAAATGAGTACAAACCAACTGTGATTGAGCCATCTGCTGTTGATTCTGCGCGTAGTGAGTACTGTGCAGGATCTTCGTACCATGTGTAAGCATCAGGATTGACAATGATGAGTGAGCCATCTGTGTCTGTTCCTGCTGCTGTGTTTGGTGTGACATAAAGGTCAAACCCGTTTACATTGCCGCGTAGTGAGCGAGGTGAGATTGCTCCGCCTGCGTTCATTGGCTGTGATGCTGTGTAAATTGGGCGGCCTGAGTCATTGAGTGTCATGATGTTTGACCACTGAGACAAATTCGCAATCATGTTTGTTGCGAATGGATTTGGGAGACCCTTTGTTGCTGCATAAACAGATGCTGCACCGCGAGCAGTAAAGCCAAGGAGCTCTGCTGCTGTTGGATATGTTGTGATTGTTGTGCCATCTGCTGTTGCACCTGAAATGATTGCTGCATTGACATAAGCATCCTGCGCTGCTGCCATTTGCGCGACCATGTTTCGGTAAAGCTCATCATAAAACGCCGGATTGCTGCGGGTCAGGAGCTCAACGCTAAATTTTTGCTGTGATGCGAATTTCTTAACAGTCACAGAAAGGAATGAACTCTGCTGATCTGTTTCTGAAAACGCTGCATCCTCATCTGCTGCTGCAGCTGATGGAAGTGTTGTGACCTTTGGAATTTCAAAGGTAAGGCCAGCTGCAGGCAATGTGCCGCGGCTGATTGCATCAATTGATGGGCGAACCATTGTGGCAAGACCATTGATGATTGTTGTCATTTGTGGTGTTGGATTAAATGCTGCGTTGTCCGAAGTATTATCTGCGGCCATTACATAGCGCTTTGCTTCCTCATCACCAAGAGATGCCTTGATTGTGTTTTCCATGTACTTGCCAGCAGTTACTTCAATGCGTGGCTTTGTGGTGAATGATCCAACAGCTGTTGCTGCTGCTGTTACTGACTGTGCGGCTTCGACCGACTCTACGGCTTCCGCGGTTGTGACGGCGTTATCCACTTCGTCTCCTTCTGTTGTTGGTGTTGCATCTGCATCCA